CAATTAAAGACCCCCTTCCTTGGAATACAGGGTATTTGTACACTTTCACATTAGTTACGGATAATCCAACAGTGGATTATGTGTCTTCTAATTTCTTGGCAGTGGGCACTGAACTGGAACTTGTGGATGGTTCAATTGGTGAATTTGACCAAGATTTGTTGGGGCTACCACGTTTAGGTGAGAAAATCACTATGTATGAATCCCTTGGTTCTGCATATGGTTATGAGCACACTGTTACTAAATGGGCAGATGAGAGGACATTAAAAGATGCTTCTGGTAAAGCCCTTGATATTTTGGTGTATGCCCCACAGAGGCGTAACCAGCTTCCTTTGACAAGGAATGATGTAAAATGGGAACCGTTCATTGAATTCTGGATGCGTAAGAGCATGTTAGAATTGAAAGTGAAGAAAATGATTTGGGCCAAACCGGGGACAGTTAAATCTGGTGGATCAAAACAAGAAGTGAAACGTGTATCGGCAGGTGTATATCATCGTATGCGGAATAATGGGAACTTGGTACAATACAACCGTGGTGAGTTTTCTGCTAACTTGATCCGTTCTGTATTTGGTGATTTATATTATAGACGTGTTGATGTAAAAGACCGTCATGTGAAATTATATACCAATGAAGCTGGATTTGATGTATTCCAACAGGCGTTAAAATCTGATGCACTTAATAGTGGGCTGACATTGGTGGCCGATAGCGGGAACCGTTTTATTCAGGGTGAAGGACAGAACTTGACATATAACTGGGCATTTGATTCTATGGTGAGCCGGGAAACTGGTAAAGTGGAATTGATGCACCTGAAAGAACTGGATTTGCCACAATCAAACCTTGAGTTTGGTCAGAATAAAAAATCCACACCTGTATTTATGGTGTTTGATGTTTCCCCAATGAGTGATGGCTCAATGGTGAACAATATGCGTGAAGTTCGTATGGAAGGGGCACCATCTATGACATGGGGGTATATTGATGGTCGTGCACATCACCTTGGTTTTGCAAAATCTCAAGGAATGAGTTCAGCTAATAAATTCCCCGGATACCAGATTTGGATGGAAGATAGATGTGATATCTTTATTGAAGACTTGTCCCGTACAGTGTTGATTGAAGAACTTCCTCAGTATTAGACCTTTTTTGTGTTTTTCTATATACTACTTTTCTTAGGGAAAACCCCCAGTGTTTAGCTGGGGGACTCTCTTTGAAATAAATCTAAATTAAAAATAACTACATATGGAGAAGATTGGTAAAATCTCAGTGATTCAACGGGAATATACTTCCCAAATGCAAACGATGGATTCTAGTTTAAGGGTGAAAAGCTTGACAAGGGTTCCGGGTACAGGAGTGTTTAAATTCCCTTTTAGGGATGTGGATGGTAAATACAGGACAGGATTGGATGTTGATGCCACATATATTAAAAGGATACAGGATAAGACAGAGCGTGAAATTGAAATTAAAAGGGTGAAAGACACCAAAGCAAGATTGGAAGATATGCTTGGCCTTGATTTAGGCCCCCGTTCTAATTTCTGGAACTATGCCCTTTCTAGGAATGAAGATGACCAGACACATGTTAAACCTGTAAAGTTAATGGATAGCGATAATTTTTTTGATTTAAGGTCACCATTTCAAGAATTGACATTTTCTTGGTTAAGGGTACACCCAACAATTGCCAGTTCATTTCAAGCTTGGGAAAGAGGGGAATACCCCGCAGAGACACAATTCTTTGTTGCCGATGATGAAATTGAAAATAGCAGGGTGTTTAAAAAGAAACAACTGATAAACAAGGCTATTGTTAAATTTGATAATATGAGCCCTGAAAAGAAGAAAAAGGTTGCACGTTTACTGGGTTTACCAGTGACAGAAGAAACTAAAGAAGAACTTGTGTACAACTTAGTGGATAACCTTTTAAAAGAAGGTGATTTTAGAAAGGGGCCAAACCAAGGACTATCAACAGTTGCAGTGTTCAATAAATTCGCTGACATGAAGGAAAATATTCTCCATATAAAAGATGTAGTTAGGCAAGCAGTAGCACATTCTATATACAGGGTAAGACCAGATGGTGCTGTTTATGAGGGAGAATTTGAAGTTGCAAAAAGTGAAGAAGATTTGGTTAAGTTTTTAGTAGATGATGATAACCAAAGTGACTTATTGACACTAGAAGGAAAATTAAAAATTAAGAAAATAGCATCAGTATGATATCCGTAGATAGTTTATTATATAAGATTGACCAAAGATTAAATAAACTATCAACAAATGATCATCAGCAAATTCAATTAGAGGATAAAATCCTAGCACTGAATGAAGCACAGATCAAGTTGATAAAACAGAAAATAGAGGGGGTGAGTGTTGCCAATGGCCTTGGTATGGGTGCTACTAAAAAGAGATATAGTGATTTGCAAAAATTAGTGGAACCTTATAAACCTTTGACATTAGAATTGACAGATAAAAGGTTGAATAAATATTCAGCATCTTTAAATGCCCTTACACCAAAATTTATGTTTTATGCAAATAGTTACTTCTTGGCAAATAAAGGAAGGTGCAAAGATAGGGTGATATGGATAAACAGTGATTTGACAAAGCATGGGGACGTTCAAGTGTTATTAAATAATGAACATTACAAACCATCCTTTGAATATCAAGAGTCTTTTAATTTGATTTCTTCAGATGATATCACTATCTTTACTGATGGAACATTCAAACCAACTAAATTGTATCTATCCTATATCAGATATCCCCTATATATAAATAAAACAGGGTATGAAGATTTTGATGGAAACCCCTCAACTGATCAGGATTGTGAACTTGAGGTATACCTAGAGGATGAATTAGTGGATTTGACAGTACAAAATTTGGCAATGTATACAGAAAATGCCATTGCTGTACAAAGCTCACAGTTTAGGATACAAACAAATGAGTAAACAAATACAAATATTTTTTATATTATTCACAATTTAAAAACAAATAAAAATGGCTGACTTTTCATTAACAACATTATTCGTAGTCCCAGTAGGCCAAACAACGTTGCCTAGTGCTGGTTCTACACAAGACCTGACAGCAGGTCAAGTTGGTGTATTTCGGAATGATTATTCTTTGGCTACTGCTGGAAATATCGCTGCTGCACCTTATTTTTATATTGCACAGGGCAGGGATAACACCTACCTCCAAGGAAGCAAACGTTCTGATAAGATCAAAGGTTGCCCTAGTGGTACTGGTTGCAAGTCAAATATCAAAGAATGGTACAAAGTGAATGGGTGTGCTACACCTGTCAACCAGATAATTGACATCAATGCATTTAGCATCTCTTGTGGAGAAGATGTCACCCTCACCCTTCGTGCACATTCTAGTTATATTGATACATTGTATTTTAATGGCCTCACACGCTCTGTTACAGTGAAAGCCCCTTGTTGCGAATGTGGTGGTGATCCTTGTACAGATGTTGATGTACCAGCACTGATTGATAGTTTGATTGTCAAACTAGAAGCTACTGCCCCCGGTATCAATCCAGATAATATTAGTTTAAATACATTCTTCCGTTTTGAAAGAATTGGGGATGATGCCAATGCGGTATTACGTGTTGAAGGAAAAGCCCTGACACAATATGGTGTACCATGTGATGTTGCTGCTTTCCCATTTGAATATGACAGGATGTGGTTTCGTGCTTTTGTATATGAGGGACCAGCTACTACAGCCGACTTTATTGTAAGTGATAGCTGTAATACTGTTGCTGTTGCCACCACTGTACAAAATTCCACTTATGCCACTGGTACTGCTGCTGAAATTCAACAGATGGAGAAAAACTTCTATAGCTATCAGGCTGGTTATCTTAAACACCTGTACCGTCAAGTGGGGTATAACCAGAATTTTGAGAGTTATGTTGACACTACCTTATATGATACATATTATATAAAATTTAATGACTTTGATGGTGCTAACAATGTTTGGGGGGATTATGTCCCTGAAGATGCCACTGTTATTATCGCTGTACCTTCTGCCAGTGAATTTGCCACTGCATTGGAAACTGTGTTAGTTGCTGGATTAGGGGCTGTTGCTGGGGATAACACTTGTGTTACCACTACTACAACATCTACCACCTCTACAACTACTACTTCTACCAGTAGCACCACCACTACCACTACTACTGCTCCAGAATAGAATATTATAAATAATTGATAATTTCCTTATTGAAAGGGAGACGAGTAAATTGCTCTCTCCCTTTTTTATTATAAAAAAGACTATGATATGGCAGATTTAAATATACTCGTTGTACCAACATATAATAAAACTCTTCTTAGTGTATTGGATATTTCTATATATCCAAATGATCCCCCTGTGGTGACAAATCCTACTATAGCCATCACCATGCCCGGTTATGATGATGCTGTAAGTCTCCCCTTTGTTATTCAATCTACCAATGTGTTTAACTCAGAGGATTTGGGGTTGACATCAAGTGGGGAAGACTTAGTACCACTTCCTGATGGTGTATATACAATCACTTATTCTATAGACCCTTCTGAAACTTATTATGTTACAAAAAATATAATGAGGGTGGACAAGATACAAGAAACCTTTGATCAAGCCTTCATGCAATTGGATATGATGGAATGTGACAGGGCCATTAAGAAGCAATCAAAAATAGACCTTTCTACAGTGTATTTTTTTATACAGGCATCTATGGCTGCTGCCAATAATTGTGCTGTATATGAAGCTAACACTTTATACTCTCAGGCAAGCAAATTGCTCACCAGTTTTATTAAAAATAATTGTGGGTGTACAAGTAATAATTATTTGACGAGTTTTTAGTAATTTAGCAGAGAAAAATATACTATAAAATGATTACACCAAAACTTACAAATAATATCAATTGTGCCAGTGTAGAAGCCTTATTAGCAGATATAAACTGCAAATTGTCAGACATGGCAAAAATGTATTATAACAATATTAGGTTCATGTTGAACAAACCAAGAAAGGATGATGTGATGTGGGATTTGTTGCATTATAAACGTATCCTTACATATAGGATGTATAATTCAGAATATGCTTCTGATTACACTTTGGAAAAAATAGCCAGTAGGGTAAAACTTTTAAAATATAAATTATGAGCTGTGATAATTGTTTCAATGGGTGCAATGATATTTCCCCAGATAAATGTATAAAATATACAGGTCCAACGATTTCTTCCCTAGATATTACCTCTGGGGATACTATGCAGTCTGTTATTGGTAAGATTACCACAAACCTTATAACCTCTTTGGATGGAACAGGTGTGGTGCCTATTATAGATGATGGCATTATATGTAGTTTACTGTCCCCTTATTTGCCCCCAAGTGGCACAATAACCATTGTTGACTATACAGTGGCATTAATATTAGGGGTATGCAATCTTCAAGAGCAGGTGACAGTAAATACTGATGCCCTCACCACTTTGAATGCTAATTACACAATTAGTTGTTTAGAAGGTGTGAGCAGTTCTACAGATACACATGATATTGTACAGGCCATTATAACAAAATTATGTAGCCTCAACACCAGTTTTTCTGCTTTGGTTGCTAATTTACCCAGTACATATGTGTCCCTATCTAATTTAAATACCCTTATTCAAGCATATCTTGATGATATATCTAGTGCAACAGCAGTGAAAAATAAAATGGTCCCTTATGCAGCAGTGGAATATTATGGCCCACTTACATATTTTGACTTGACAGGTGCTGGTACAGGGGATTGGGAAGAAATATATTTATGTAATGGTAATAATGGTACCCCTGATAAACGTGGAAGGGTTGCGGTGGGCACCACTATAGGTATGGGTGGTGGGGCATTTAGTGCTACAGTGGACCCCGGAATTGCAGGAAACCCTAATTATGCATTATATGGTACTGGTGGTGACAATACTATAGTGTTAACACAAAGCCATATGCCAGCACACTCCCATTCTACATCTGTTAGTTTGACAGACCCCTCACATTTTCATTATGTTGCTGGTAATACCAGAAGTGCTGGGTCATCTGGACTGGTAGATGTTTCTGCCAGTACATATGTTGCCAGCTTTGTGGATAGTGGTGTGAGTGATAATTATAAATATCAATTCTTGGGCACCAGCACTGCCGCAAGTATTGGGAGATCCAGTGTTGCATCCACAGGAATAACTGCCAGTGTTACCAACCCTTCTGTTGGTGGTGGCACTGCACATAGCAATATACAGCCAGTGTTGGCTTGTCATTATATTATACATATACCATCTTAACATATGAACGTATATATACAACTTACATCCGCAGGTACAGACACTGGGCCATTCGATCTATATTCAGATGTGGATGGTTATGTGGCACCTTTTGAAGAGGGCATATCTAGGGAAAAACTATTAGATGGGTACACCTCTATACTTGTGCCAGATGGCACCACTATTATTCAAATAGTGGACAGTGGCTTTTGTGGTGTAAGTGTGTATATAAATGTCATTCCTATAGCAACAACAACATCTACCACTTCCACATCCACCACTAGCACTACATCCACTACATCCACATCAACATCTTCTTCCACCACTACATCTTCAACATCTTCAACATCCACTACAACCACATCAACATCTTCTTCCACTACCACTACCACTACAACAATTCCAATACAACAAATGTTGGTGAGTAGAAGTGAGGAAGGAAATACACAAATAGATGCAGAAATATTATGTGGAAATGACCCTGATGAAGGAATTTTGGAAGAAACAGCCCAAGTAGTATATTTTCGCTCATATTCCTCTATTCCATCTATAGGACAAGAACTATATTCCAACAATGAAGCAACATTACTACTAACAGTATCTGATGGTACTTGGTGGGGGGCAGTAACAGATTGGGGTATAAACTTACAATATGACTATATTGTACAAATATCTTCCACTCCCGGAATAGTGGAGGACATAATTTCATGTTTAAGCCTCACTACCACAACTACAACATCCACTTCTTCCACCACTACTACAACCACCACAGTAGTTCCTCTCCTGTATCATATGGAAATGTCTGTCAACGACACTGTATATGATTTTATTAATGAGGAGAATATTCCATTTGTTTCCCCTGTTGTGATTGAGACACCCATAAAAGCTGGGTTTAATTACCTGTTCCTTTCTATACCTGTAGACAAAACATTCATAATAGAAGATTCTTTGGGTACAGATGTCAGTGGCAATTTCTCCATAGATGTTGCAAGTGGTACTGGTGGGATTGATGATAGGGTGGGATATCATGATAATTATATTTATAAAAATTCTGATGTATTTGCTTCAGCATTCTCTACAACATATACCTTAACTATTATATAAAATGGCAACTCCTACAATACCTTCGCAAAGGCTCACTATTATTCCTGTCCCTTTTGATGCAAAAAGATCAAATTGTTTTATATCTGGTGCAGATTTTATAATTGAAACCATACCGGAGTATTTATTGAGGGTGCCAGAAGATATAAGGGATGTGCATGTAGTGTCTATATTAGTACCCAAATCTGGATATACATCTTTAAGCCCTTACCCTGTAGCCACCATATCTTCTGTATTGGCCAATTATGACACAAAACTTTATTCTTTTAGGGAAGGATTGGGGGATGTAAACTTCTTAGAAATAGCTTCCCAACCCTATATAAAAGAATACCATTTTATAGCTTCACAATCTGGTGCATTTGCCCCTGTAATAACAGAACTATTAAATGAACTGGGTACTATCACTCCAGCAAGGACAGCTATGGGAACATACACACTGACATCTTCAGGGCTATTTACAAGTGGAAAAACAGTATTTATAAATGATTTGGTCCAAGATCCCCTAGGCAACCTTTATGTATTTACATGGATTGATATCAACACAATAGAAATTAAAACATATGATGCAATAGATATTTCTTCATTAGCAGATAATGTATTAACTAACAGGTATTTCACAATTAAAGTATTTATATAATGGCAACGTCCCTTATTATATATGATGAATGTAATGATTCCAGTTTATCCTTTGACACCATATCAAGTGATATACCCAGAACAGTTAGTGCAGGAGACTTAATAGGAATAGGCACTATTTCTAGTTATGTTATTGAATGGAGGCTAAACAGTATAAAAGGAAAAATATTGTTCCTTAGTGGTTATGTCCCAGATGAACCTGTTGAACATCTCCATCCATTCACAAATGCCTGTGTATGCAATGGGGAAATATATATGGTGATAAAATACGTCACAATAGATGATGTTAAATATTCCCCATATTTTAGGGGAGGGCAACATTCCCCTGATTTGCTTACATGTTTGGGGTCAATAACAATTGATATTCCTTCTAATGAAGAAATTCTACAATCCGACTGGAACCAAACGGACAATACAAAGATTGATTACATCAAGAACAAACCACCGCACCCGGATGGGATTATATCAGGAGGATTGGTCACGTGGATCAGCGGGCTGACTTTTGCCATCAGCCCGACCGTTTATAGCCTTGACGGGATTATTTATAGTATCCCAAGCCAAACAATTACATTGGATGCTGCTGATGCCACAAATTCACGCATTGATGTGATCATGGTGACCGATGCAGAGGAGGCAGACAAGATTACAGGCGTTCCGGCCGAAAATCCACAGAAGCCAACCCCCGATGTTGCAACCCAAATTGAACTGACACAGGTATTGGTCCCTGCCTTGGCCACCGAACCGGGCAACCCCGGCGACATTACCGAGGAAGTTATATACAATGAAAACATAGAGTGGACTGCCGATGAAGGCACAATGATCATTGACTTTGATGGGGCAACTTCTCCATATTTGGGTTCTAAATGTGCCGATGCTTCTAGTTCTCTCAATGATCAGTACATCACTTTCACCGCTTCAACTGAAAAAACATTTGCGGATTATGCCGTCTTATCACTTTTCTTGAAAATTAAAGCTGCTGCATCAAACCTATATTGGCTTGAATTTGATTTCATGCACACGGGAGTTTCTGTATCTTCAATCCAAAGGATAAACTTAAATGGGGTACAAGTTGATACGTGGCTTAATTTTGCATTTGATATGTCTGTATTTGATTTTAGTCAAGCAACTTTTGATGCACTTCGTATTAGGTGGCGCAAAAAAGGAGGG